TGATTTGGTATGACACCAACAATGAATTGAGTCTTACCTTTACTCGTAACAGTGTTTTTACCGCCAATGTGTGATGTTGCATTATTTGCAATCGTGACTGCTTGTGCGCCTTTGACAAGAGTCACATCAGAACCTGCTGGGATCTGACCAATGAACGGAATGGTGATTGGTGGTGCTGAGGTTGCACAGTTGATGACTGTATATCTGCTACCGCTAATATTAATTTTCTGATCGCTGATGACATCAAGCATATCGTTACCTTGCACTTTGGTATAACGACCGCCTCGAATAGTTGAGTAAATGCTTCCAGCATAATCTTCAACAACATCGCCTTTGTCTACTTTAATATTCACATTACCGCGAGTCACATTAATTGTAAGGTCGCCTTCAACGTGTAGTGTTTTATTTCCGTAAACAATCTCAAAATCATCACCAACAATCTTTTGGACGCGAGACCCATCTGGTTGAAACTCTACAAACGAGCCAGACTTGTGATAGGTATGAATTCTCTCAGATCCAGGAGTATCGTCAAACTCTTGGACGTGCCCAGATTCATATTCGTGGACGTTGTTGTATGGGTATTGAGACTTCGATTCTTCAGAACCTTGTGGGTGTGGCTCGCTCCAAGTCTCTGGCTTTATTTCAGGAAATGCAGCATTCTCTCCATCGATCGGGCTGGGTTGAGCAAATGGTTGTTCTGTTACTCGCATTGCTCGCTTGGCTGCAAGAGATATATGTTTCTCAGAAGTAACACCGCCTCGTGCAAGCCTCGACAGTGATGGCTCTCCCACATAATTTCTACCCTTGTCTTGATCACGAAGACCATTGAGGGGATATGTAGCAGATGGGTCTTGGAATCCAGTTTCTCCATTTCCTTTAACCGTGTCAACACCGCCAAGAGAACCCATGATTATTGGTAGCTGAGTTTCATTGCTGTCAGTGAAGAAACCAACAACAGTCGACCCAGCAACAAGACCGATATTTGTTCCACCTATACCTGAGATTGCAGCAGAGGAAGTCGGTTGTACGCACATCGCCCAAGGAAGATCCTCAGTCGCAAGAGAAGATTTATCTTCTGTGTGATACCCGAGGATTCGAACTCTATATCGACCGATCTTCTCAGGGTCATTGACGTCTTCTACTGTGCCGACCCACCATGTAAATTCACCGTAAATCATTAAAAGTCTCCCAAACTATCTTTCATAATAGAAAGAGTCATGCTATGTTGTCCATTGGCAATATCGTGGCGAATGCCTGTGATCAGAAAAATACCAGACATATACGGATCTTCAAGTTCTTCGCGGTCAACTCGCTCATTACCCTTTTCTACAGTCTTTGGGTATATCAATCTGAGCAACATACCAGTTTCGATATCAGTCTTTCCTGGAACTGTAATCTCCATCACTTGCTGATTAAACTCTGCATCACCGTATCTTCTGATCAGTGTGTTTCTTATCTGATCAACACCTCTGTGGAAGTTACTACCGAACGGAGAAGTTGCCATTGGTGAGAAAGTTCTGTTTGCTGCTGGATTACCGAGCATATTCTCTGGAATTGGATTCACGTTTGAAATTGTCTCGAAGTCTTTAAAAGTCTCTTTGAGATATCTTCTATCTTCAGCAGCAAACTGCTCAGATTCTGGTCGAGCGTCGAACTTCATAATCGCCAATCGCTTGGTCGTGAAATCGTATGAGACTATAGAACTTGCAGTGTATCCATCGTTTTGTGCTTTGATATTATCCTTGAATGTAGGAAAGTATATGCTCTCAACTTGGTTGAATCGACTACTTATAAATGGAGAAATGTATTTGTAATTTCCAGATCTATTGTCTTCGGTTATCTCAGCTGTTTGACTTTGTTGAACATTGTACTCATCATAAACAACCCGAGACTCTTTTTGTTTCTTCACGAGGTATTCAGGTGATGTAAAATGAAACCCACCAACTGTTTCATAAAACTTAAAATTTGATTTGGAAGATTCTGCACCAACAGTTTTCGACGCCAAGTGATTCAGACACTTAAAAGGAGACCAGAAGTTTGCGATAAACTCATAGTTTTGTGATGTGTGTGGTCTATCCTGAATAGTAATTTTGGTTTTACCGACTGGTGTATCTGCTGCAACCTGCTCAAAAATCTTTTCTGCTATATCGTCAGTAGATCCAACAAATTTTGATGTCAATCTAACAAATGTGTCCGTGTATGCCTCAGCAGACATACATTTGAGGGTATATATCTGCTCTCGGTCATTATTTAATACTCTGTTTTTTATACCATAAACAACGAATGACATGTGTATATTTGTATCAAATGTAGGCGTTCTGAATTTTAGTGTCACAGTTTCTTGACCGAGCAATGGAGCACCTGTAATAATTCCATTGGCATCAACGATGGTAATATCTGCAACCATTCCATTGAGATCCATGTTCTCATAGATAATTGCTTCAACCATGAATTTTTTAATACTGAATGTCTGTCCATCAGAAGTGACAAGTTCTGCCTCTTCAATTAATACGGATCCAGGCTGCTTTAAAATCTCACTCATTTACTAACCGCTTGAATTCTGAAATGAAGTCTTGAATGAATTTGGGATCTATCACTTTGATGTTTTGTCTCAAGTCGTTTTCAAATTCTTCGTGTTGAAGGTGACTGACCTCGGAGATTTCCCCGCTTGCCAACTTTGCTGCATTATATTCTACACATACAAGGTTGTTATCTTTAGTGATGAAATGGTGTACATTACCGCTATTGCCTACTCCATACTTATCATCGACAAGTTTAGATAATTGATCTGGGCTGTAATACCAGTCATTGTATGGATCGATTATATCATTCACCAACAAGACAGTCCAATATAGTTTTGGGTCATCATATAATATGTCAGCAACATCTTCTGGTCTTTGTCCCGCTTCTATTGTGAATGCTGTCAAAAGCAATTCGTTTTTAGCGATCTCTTGTATTTTAATTTTTCTGAAAATGTCAGTTGCAACAACAATCTTATCATCGATGACATATCCAATTTTTGGGAAATGTTTAAACATTAATAACCTTCCTCAATTCTTGATCTCGTCAAGAGTTCAGTCTCTCTGAACGCCATACTCATAGTTATCTCCGACGGTGCGCCACGCGCATCTTTGAATGTGGTAAATGTTCCACCGCTTCCGTAGTCGATGGAAAGATCTGTCAAGAAGCAAGGGGCAATCTTATTCAAGTATGAGTTTTCTCTGTTTTTATAAACATACTCGATCTTAAACTCAGAGGGGAATGTGAAAAACAAACCGCCTAAATCTCTTTCTGGGTGCATGTGTGATTTGAATAGGTTGACGATATTCATAACATCAGAAAGTTCTTTCTCATTTCTCGGAGCGAACTTATACTGAAATGCAAAACTTCTGAATCCCATCGTTTGGAAGATTTGCTCTTTATATGGGTTTGTTATAGTTCTGGTAGAAGCCCGTATAGCACCACCAACATTCACATCTCCAAGACCAATTGCCTTTGGGATGTCAGCGGTGTTTGCCATCTGCCTTGCGATCGCACTACCTGCACCAGACTCAGCAGCTGCAGCTGCAGCACCAGAGAAATCGCCAGCCGCGAGTTTTGTCTTCATGCTGCTCCCAGTTGCACCTACCCCAAGTTCATCAGCCATGCCGCCACCCATAAGTGTGCCAAGATCTTCTACGTTAAACTCGGCTCCATATTTCGCTTGTGGAGAGTTAGGGATATAAAGAGAAATCGCAGAATCTATTTTCTGAGTGGTTCTTGTTTGCATCGCACCTGCCTTGGAAAACAATCCAGCAGCTGCAGCACCGCCAGCAGCAGCACTGGCTCCAGTCGCAATTTTACCGCCACCAGCTGTAGCCACACTAGAACCAACAAAAGCACCGAATCCAACAGCAGCGACCTTACCCAAGAAAGACTGCCTGTCATTCTCTAATTTTACCTTCTCGCCTGCAGACTCATCACCTTCGTTGGCAAGTTTCTCGGTCGCCTCTTGCCTAGATTTTACTTCTGCCGCGCTTTCTGTCTTAAAAATGAAGAAGTTAATCGCATGAGGTTGTTCATCCGAACCAATGTTGGATGGATAGCGATACAATTTGGTGCGTTGCTTTTTCTTCTTTTTCTCGGTAGCAGCATCAGTTGATTTAGGAGTTTCTGCTGTGTCGCCTTCTTTCATGAAAGGAGTCCTTTTGCCATTCTGCTTCTCTATAAATAGTGTTATTATTTTTCTTATTTATAATGCCATATTCAAAGAACTTACATCAGGGTCGCTTTAAACCCACTAATCCTAAAAAATATTGCGGAGATGTGTCCAATATTATTTATAGGTCATCGTATGAGCTAAAATTTATGAAATGGTGCGATATAAACTCTAATATCGTTGAGTGGGGTTCCGAAGAGATCGTCATACCATACAAGTCCCCGATTGACAACAGAGTGCATAGATATTACCCCGATTTCTATATGAAACTCAACAACAAGAAATACCTCATAGAAATAAAGCCATCGCGGTATACCCAAGAGCCAAAAATTCCCAAGAGAAAAACAAAAAGGTTCATTGAGGAAGTCAAACAATACGGAACAAACCTCGCTAAGTGGCAAAGTGCTACTGAGTTCTGTATTGACAATGGATGGGAATTCAAGATTATTACAGAAAAGGAATTGGGCATTTCGTATAAATAAGGGTATGGCTAATCCTTTTGAACAAATCAGAGCAAACTCGAACGACCAGCGTAAATCTATGGACTGGTATCAGAGGCAAGTACGGCAGTTGGCATCAAATGTTAACTCACCTGCAGCAGCCATGCGCTCAAAAATGTTTGAAGTATCTGGCGATATAGAAATAGGGAGCATGTATCTCTATAGGTACGACCCAAAACACAAAAAGACACTTCCATATTATGACACCTTCCCATTGGTTCTTCCATTCGAACCTACAAAGGGAGGATTCTACGGTTTAAATCTCCACTACCTGCCATTTATGCTGAGAGCAAAACTTCTTGGAGAATTGATTCAAACATCAAACGACAAGACAATTGGTCCAGATACAAAAATGAGATACAATTGGCAGTTGCTCAAGAGTATTGGCAACGAGGTTAAACCTTGTGTGAAACGATATTTGTCAAATCACGTTGTAACCCAATATTATAAAGTAAACCCACAAGATTGGCAGTCAACTATATTTCTTCCGATCGACAATTTTGTTGGTGCAACAAAGAATAAAGTATTCACAGATTCAAGGGCAATGCTATAATGGCTAATTTCAGTTTAAATGATTTTCTAGGAAAAATACGGCAGGATGACCTTGCTCGTGCCGCCAGATTTGAAGTTGTGATCACAACTCCTGGAAAGTCAAAAAATGCAAGAAGCGTATCACTGCTTTGTGAAGAAGCAGCGATCCCTGGATTAATTTCTACATTCACGCCCACCAAGATCGGTAACTGGACTGAGTATCGCGTACATGGTGTTGAGTTCTTTGGTGACAACGCGACATTTGGTTTTTACGTTGACACTCAATGGGGTGTGAGGGAGTTTTTTGAAGACTGGATCGCAACTGCCCAAGTAGACCCTATATCAAAAGAGGTTGGGTTCTATGAAGATTACACTGCTGATGTCGAGATATATACGTTGGATCGTGGAGACAACAGGACAGGAAAGTGGTGTCTCAAAGACGCATTCCCGAGACTGATAAACTTAACACCGTTGGGGCAAGCAACTGATTCTCCTGCAAGAGTCTCGGTGACATTTGCGTATAAGTACTGGACTTCAGATACGATTGAAGAAGGATTCCGTGATGGCGGTGGTCGTCTCGGCAATGTTAAAAGATTTGTTAATATGTTTAAAAATGGCGGTAAAGGGTTTAAAGACCTGTTTTGACTTTTAAGGAGTAATTAGTAATGGCACTACCACAAATTGATGTGCAAACATTTGATGTGAATATATCATCGATGGGAAAGAAAGTAAAATTTAGACCTTTCCTTGTTAAAGAAGAAAAACTATTGGTTATGGCAGGAGAGTCTACGGACAGTTCTGATATGATCCACACAGTACAACAGATCATCACGAACTGTTCGCTGGGTAAAGTTGATGGATCTAAATTACCAATCTTTGATTTACAGAAAGTATTTTTGGAAATCAGAGGCATGTCTGTCTCCAATATCATCAACTTGATTGCAAAGTGTGGTGAATGTGGGATTGATAACGATGTTGAATTTGACCTTGAAAAAGT